GGGTTGCTCCATATGAGGGTAATAGGGTATCAATCGGTATAGTATGGTGGAAGATCACACCAGATAGATATGAAGAGCAGAAAATAGACCAATACAAGGTATTAGAGAGGGTATGGTCGATGAAAAGAATTAAAGAGGACCAATATGCATTTATTACAAAGGATGGGTACTGACCACCCCGCTGTGGTGATGCTAGAGGGTGAATATAAGGATGTTGCATGGGGATACACTTCTGTGAGCATTCCAACAGTAGATGACCTGAGAGACAGTGCGGCACTGAAATGGGAGTTTGAGATACTGGACAATGCAGGAAGGGAATGGGAAGAGTTCAAGAATCAGACCTTCGTAGACCTTATGGGTGATATACTCGCAGACCAGATAGATGAACAGCTAGAGACAGGTAAGCTGAAGTATCAGTGATGAGTAAGCATAAACACCATATCATACCAAGATATAGATGTAAAGAACTTGGTATAGACCCTGACTTTGAATCAGGTAACGGAGGTTCGATTCCTCCTCAGGCTGCCAACTTTTGGAGAGCACAATGGTGCACAACAAAGATAGTATTTTGCGTTTCAAACGAAACTTATGGATTGCGTTTTTCGCCACTGCGGTGGCACTTACAATGATGGATATATCGATATGAAAGTTGCAACAGATAGAGACCTCAGAGCAAACGGACTTGCAGGATTTTTTCTGGGAGTTGGTATTAGCGCTGCAATGATTGGTTCCTTGGGATTGCTCCTGGCGTATGCCGGCGCCATTATGGGACTATTAACGATGGTTATACCGCAAATATACGCCATGATGGTAGTCCTCACAGTTTTTATTGGTATTATCTTCGGCGGCGGACTTTTGCTGGGACAGTCAGGCCGGTACGCATCTAAAGGATCCAGAATACGCTATTTGCGAACACTCCGAGACAGGCGCCGAGCGCTAAATGCTCCGATGGTGGAGTATATTAAGGACTGTGTCTTCCCTGATGATATTGAGGATGTGCTTGAGATACTGCGCCTGACACACACCGATCTGACACGAGTGCTGTACCCTGATGATCTGCCGCCTGTGAAAGGTCGTCGCAAGCGTAAGAAAGACTAATGACATAAATACAGTATGCGACTATTTGAATTCACGGCCAAATTTAATAATATACATGAACTCGTTAAGCATTACAAAGAACGCTTTCCAGAAGAAATTAAGAATGGCAATATAAATGGCAATTGCGGACTTTTGTGCTGCCCATTTTTGAGGATTTTTGCAGCTGATAACGGCTTCGGAATGGTCGAGCGTGTTCAGGGTTATTTCACACTTGACAAGCCTGATTATGAAAATTTCACAAACAAAGAGATTAAGCAAATGTCTCAAGCGGGACTTGGTCCCAAGGAGTTTGCTGCATCGCACAATTTGGAAGAGAAAATTAGAAAAAGAATTACCCCACCAATGGAATGAATTCCAGGGACAAATTATTGATCTAACAGGACAAGGGCAGTTTGTAACACCCAGAATATCCCATAAATACCCAAATCAATTAAAGCCTAAAATAAACGTATTATACCGATGTGCAGAGGGGATTAAAGTCTCCCATGTATCAGCATTTATTTTGCATTATTCTCAATTATATTGCAGAAAGCACTTGACAATGCATTGACAGTGTGTTACTATCTGCTTGTAGATGGTTGATAAGACATAAAGGACTAACGAATGACATACGAAGAAGCACTGAAGATGGCTACAGAACGCTGGGCACCCGCTGGGGCAACGCCTGAAGAGATTAAGGATGCAGCACTGAAGGTGCTGGGTGAGGAGTGTGCTGAGGAATATGAGAGGGTCTATGGAAATGAATGAACCTACCCCTGCCCGTCCTATGACTGAGCAAGAATACAGAGAGATGTACAACGAGTACTGCATGGAGTCCGGCTCTCGCTCTAATGAGAGGGGTTTCATGGAGTTTAAAGCCTGGCGTAAGAGGGTTGAAGATTTATTCGATAAACGTGCAGATAATGCTTAGTTTCCCCCAGCATTATCGATGATTTTACTTGACAAAGCCCTCAGAGTATGTTACTATAGGGTATAATGAGGAACAACAGAGAGATGCTTGCCATGACCTTCGAAGAATGCCTTGAATTTTGCACTAAACGGATGTGTGTTATGGGGTTTTTCCCTGATGAGATTGAGGCAGCTGCCAAAGAAATGTTCGAAGAAAATGCAGATTCTTCTTGACATTACCCTCTGAGTATGGTATAGTTAAGATAATGGAGAGAGACTTCTGGAGCAGGGTTTGCCTGTTAGGTCACATGACACTGTTAGTCTCTCCCCAGAGGATTTTAAATATGACTAAAGAGAAGAAGACCTTTGCATGGGATACGGTTCTTACCATGTCCCTAACGTCTGATAAGACGACTGTGAGGGGTACTAACATCGAAGTTGTATGGTGCCCTATCACTAAAATGTATTGGGAGAAATAGACGATGGACATTACATTGGCCGCTAAGGGTTACGATGGTGAGGTGCCTGTGTGGCTCTGGTCTTATGGGAACTATCGGTATGAGCTTGAAATTGGTTTCGCTTATAAGGGACCTAAGGAGTTTACTATCCTCGATGACACTTCATATGAGGAAGCGCTGAACAGGTTCAATGATGTAACAGAGATGGGAACAAGGATACTGTTCTAGAGATACTCAGAGATGCATCCCGAATGGTCTTAGAGGACACAATATTGTGTCCATTGGGAAGAACATTCTTCCCTCTCGTATACAGCTGAATAGCTAAGTGGACTGATGCATCTCTCTTTTCTATTGGTGGAATATTCCACCTTTACGGGGAGTCTGGCGAGTGAATGATATAGATTGTGAGAACATATCAAGGTAGCTCACACTACCTAACAGGGGGTTCGATTCCCCCTCTCTCCACCTCTCATGGCCTCAGAGGCCATAAAGGGGGGTCTAAGACTGGGCAAGCAATGACAGACTACAAACCCCCATAGTATCCAGAGAGAAATCTCGAACGCCCCCACCCAGAACTGACAGCCTTTCAATTGAACTACCCTTTACTTTTATATAAATGCAATAAGATATATATAGAGATATGACAAAACTTATATTCAACCACCACGAAGTATCTCTAGAGAAACCCTGTAAGAGATGCGGCGGAACTGAGAGACAACCTATAACAAGGAAAAATCCTAATACTGGAGAATCTTATAAAACTACCAGATGCCGGACATGTGCTAATAACTATCAGAAAAAGAGTGAATCTGAACATGGCCATATGTCGAAGTGGCAAAAGAAAAACAGAGAACACCTCAGAGCATATCAGAGGGAATACTATAAGGGTAAATATGCAGCTCGTAATGCAAAGAATAGTAAGCGTATCAAAGAAAGATTTGTCTTCGATGATATGGATGAAATACAGGAGTTCTACCGTAACTGTCCCACAGGTTTTCATGTAGATCATATCGTTCCCCTGAATGGTAAGAATGTATCTGGGTTACATACGGTGAGTAATCTGCAATACCTTACAATAACCGAAAATCTGCGAAAGTCTAATAAGTTCTGAGGAACCACTGAGAACCGCTGAGAGCTTACCCTACCCCAAACCTCAGCACCCTTTGATTTACCTTCCCTATGAAAAATACAGCCCCGAAACTCTGAAAGGACAACGACGATGAAATTTAGAAAAAAACCCGTAGTTATTGAGGCCCACCAATGGCACAAGAATGGCGACCACCCGGACGATGGAGGCAAGACCCGCATTATGAAGCAGGGACCGGAGGGCAATGTTGTTCGATATTTTCGGCACCCTGACGTTGGGGGAGAAACTCTTTGTAAGCATTGTGGTATCAGAATGCACGATCATGGATGGATTGATACGCTTGAGGCTGGTCATAACGTCTGCCCCGGCGATTGGGTTATTACAGGTATTAAGGGCGAACGCTATCCGTGCAAGCCAGACATATTTGATGCGACCTATGAAGTGGTGTAGTGAAACCTTTTTTGAGAGCTACCTGAATGGCCCCCCCTCAAAACTGAGCGCACTTTGATTTACCTTCCCTGTAGAAAAATATAAAGAATATCTGAGATTAACTGTTGACAAATCCCTTTGGGTATGATACTATAAGATATAATGAAGGAGTATGAGAAATGAGTTATGAGCATCAATATCAACGGCGCAGATATGCCCACCCTTATGGTGTTTAAGATGGAGTTGCAAAGAATATCTGATATGAATATAAAAATTGACCCCATCATTACAGAGTATATGAAGGCTCGTATTGCCAAGATAGAATCTGGGGTATAGTATGATGAAATCAGTTAAGAATAAAGTCAGGGCTCAAGTCATGGATCAAGTCAGGGCTCAAGTCTGGGATGATATAGAGATGTAGAAACTTTATTTGACAAACAACTCAGATTCTTCTTGACAAAATCCTTTAGATATGTTACTATTAGTTATAATAAGATAAATATACTTTCAATACTACTATGAAATGGAGAGATTACTATGAAAACATTCACTAAAATGGCTGCACAGGGTGATTTTATTATTATTCGTATCGATGATATTCCTGAGAACGTAGAGAAAATGGAATCTGAAAACGGATACTTTACAATCGCACATAGCGAAACTGGGCATAACCATGTTATGGTTGCAGATCGTGTTGAAGCATTCAAGCCCGATCATGTTCCAGATAATGATCTGTATGAACTGTTTCTTATTGTTTAAAGAAACCAACTGATATTCAGCATATTCGTTCATTTGACACACATGAAACGCTTCGTGTCCCGCCCGGTAACTATCAAATCCGCCGTCAGCGGGAATATACTCCAGAAGGGTTTCGTCGGGCTGCTGACTAATAATCTGTAATAACTGCTATGGAAGCACTACTAATATTATTTGTGATTGGGTTTGTCCTCTGCTTCTTTGTAAGCCACCCAATTAAATCTTTGAAATATGTATTTTATACCTTGACATTTGTTACAATAGGGTATATAGTAATAGTTACAATATTCTTTTATATGATGACAGGAGCGAAGTGAGATGGGTGGTACAATTAAGCATATTCCCATGTTTGATACAGATAAGATTTGTGAACTTTATTCAGAGAAGGATGGCGTGCCAGTAAAGTATGTCTGTACCACCACCCCTACTGAGCAAGGAACAAACTCAGCTGATGTGTTCTATCGTGCAACCCCTCACCCAGAGTTTGGCAATCGGTATTTTGGGTTGTATAAATCACAGGGTACAGGAAATCTTATGATTACCAATGCAGATGCAGTTGAGGGTTTTGAGTTTGGGCTTGTAGAGGACGATGAAGGTACTCTACAATATAGTGCTGACCGTTGGGACTACAAGCAGTTTGATAACGGTAATATGATTGATGGGGGCCGTGCTTATATTCGGTCAAGTGGTTGTACTATTCACAGGCATGTTGTTCGTGATGGCGAAATGGTATCGAAAGCAATCTGATGAAAGTTACTATCGGAAAGTATAAAAAATGGTTCGGCCCGTATCAACTGGCAGATAAACTTTGCTTCTGGGCAAAGAAAGTTCCAGGCGAAGACGGAATAACTGATAAACCAGAGTGGGTTTATCAGTTTGGTGAATGGCTTGCTTACGGTAGCATAGAGCCTGAAACACAAGTTGGCGAGAAGGTCAGTTGGGATCGTGATCGTCACGACACTGTGCTGTCTAAGTTTCTAACTTGGGCTGACAGTAAAAAGAAGAGGACTGTTAACGTCCAGATAGATTCGTGGGATACATGGAGCATGGATAGCACCCTTGCTTATATCATTCTTCCTATGCTCAAGCAACTTAAAGAAACTAATCACGGCGGGCCTCAAGTTGATATAAAGGATTGCCCAGACCATTTGAAGCCTAATAAGAAAGAGTTGGCGAATTATAAGAAGAATGGGGAAGTTGATGATCGTTTCTTTGATCGTTGGAATTGGGTAATGGACGAAATGATCTTTGCCTTTGACAGTAAGGTTAATACCGATTGGGAAGATCAATTTGAAACTGGGGTAAGTGATATACAATGGATGAAACTGGAAAACGGAAACAGTGAAATGATCCATGGCCCTAATGATACTAAGGTATATGATTGGGATGGCCGTAAGGTATATGAAGAAAGAATTCAAAATGGGTTTAGATTGTTTGGTGTATATTATCAAAATCTTTGGGATTAATAAAATGAAAGAGGAATATTGAAATGAATAATTTTCTAAAGGACATTATCAAGGAAGTTGGTAATGAATACGCATCTATCGTGGATGACGGAGTTGAAGCAGGAGATGTGGACAGTTTCATTGATACTGGCTCATATATCTTCAATGCATTATTGAGTGGCTCATTGTATGGGGGGTTGCCTGCCAATAAGATTACTGCAATCGCAGGAGAGAGTGCAACAGGTAAGACATACTTCCTTATGGGTATTGTGAAGAACTTCCTTGACAGTGATCCAAATGCGGGGGTCATATATTTTGAGAGTGAAAGTGCGATTACCAAGAACATGGTTGTTGACCGGGGGATTGATCCCAAGCGTATGGTGATCTTCCCTGTTACAACTGTGCAGGAGTTTCGCACCCAAGCGCTCAAAGTCCTTGACAGTTACATGGCGCAACCTGAGAGTGATCGCAATCCAATGTTCCTTTGTCTGGACTCTCTGGGGATGCTGAGTACCACGAAGGAAGTCGAAGATACTGCTGATGGTAAAGAGACACGGGACATGACAAGGGCTCAGGTTCTCAAAGCGGCGTTCAGAGTTCTGACCCTTAAACTTGGGCGAGCAAAGGTTCCGATGGTGGTGACTAATCATACTTACGAGAGTATGGGCTTGTTCTCTACCAAGGAGATGGGTGGTGGTTCTGGGCTGAAGTATGCTGCGAGTTCTATCATCTACCTCAGCAAGAAGAAAGAGAAGGATGGTACTGAGGTTATCGGTAACATCATTCATTGTAAGAACCACAAGTCCCGCCTCACCAAAGAGAACAAGATGGTGGACGTTCGACTGACTTATGACAGGGGATTGGATCGATACTACGGCCTGCTGGAACTGGCAGAGAAGTATGAGGTGTTTAAGAAGGTGTCTACACGGTATGAACTGCCTGACGGGTCTAAGCAGTTTGGTAAGGCAATACTAAGTGACCCAGAAACCTACTTTACGGAAGACATCATGCACAAGTTAGACCTTGCAGCTGAAACCGAATTCAAATATGGAGTGAGCAAGAATGAAGAAACCATTCAAGACAGTAACGACTGAGTACTTTGAGGAGATCGACATGACAGCTGTTGCAGCTGACAGTCGAAAATCTCGGCGCATCCGAGTCGTGACAACGGAGACTAGGTTTATTGACCGGCATGGTCGAGAAATTGGGGAAGGGGTTGTCCCTATTGTAACAACAACCTATGAATATCTTTAATATAAACGGAAGCGAAAAAATGAATATTGGTGATGAAGTTGTATATAACGGCGACTATGGTGACATTCTCTGTGGGAAGATCACTGCTATTGGTTCTGACAAGGACTCGTATGATGACATTAAGTTGGAAGACGGGGTGTTTATGTACAAATCCAAGAAGCTAAAGAAGTATGTTGAGTTCAAGGAGAAGTCTCTGCAATCTGTTTATATCGAAATTACCCGCCAGAGCACGAGAGGTGATAAAAATTTAGACTACATTCTTCCCAATGAACTCATTGGTAATGTATAAATAACCAACCATGTTAGTAAAAAGAACAAATCATTCCTATGATCTGAATAGATGTCTAGTTGAATGGGAGAATATACAGTCACGATTCGGTGATAATCTGTGGTCAAAACCACTGGGTGAGAACCGCCAGACTTGTATACAACGTAGTAACGAGTCTGGCGGTAATCCATTTACCGATGGAACTGGTTCGATATATGGAAACAATCCAGTCAAGGACCATATTTTAATATCACAGTCTGACTACATTATATTAAATGATATATACGAGGGTACAGTTTTTGCTGATGTGATACGGGATATGAATGGTGAGCGTTCTAGAGTTATGCATATGTCATCTCACAGCACCTATTCCGTACATAAAGATAAATCCCCTCGTTATCATTTAGTTCTTATAACTAATCCAAATGCTTATTTTATTTTTCCTACACTGAATGAGATAGTTCATATACCTGCTGATGGTTGTGTCTATGAGGTTGATACTACACTACCACACAGTTTTGTTAATTGTGGTAAAGAAAGGGATCATCTAGTGATGTCAAAAAAGTTAACTTCATGATAAGATATAGAATTATAGAAAAACAAATGGTAACAGAGGGTATGTCTGAGCTCGAAGCTGCTGAAATGCTTATGGCTTTGCGAGACAGTGATCCAAAAAAGTTGTTTGATGTAGAACAGTATAATTGGTCAATTGATGGTAAACGTCTAGGGCGTGATCCAGACCTTCATTAAACTCTTATAAATAGTCCCATGCAAGATTTCATGGGTAAAGATGGTTTCAGTTGGTTTGTTGGTGTAGTTGAAGACAGGAATGATCCTGCTAAGATTGGTAGGGTTCGTGTTCGTGTACTTGGGCGACACAATGAGGATTTAACTCAGGTTAAGACTGCGGATTTGCCGTGGGCGCATGTTATGCACCCCGTGACTGATCCATCTATGCAAGGACTTGGACATACCCCCTCGTTTTTGACGCAAGGTTCGTGGGTTGTCGGGTTCTTTAGGGACACTGAGGCACAGCAACCTGTTATCATGGGTACACTACCGGGTGTGGCCGCATCACAAGCAGATAACTCTAAGGGATTTAATGATCCAAGAGGACTTGATACCGATATCGGTATTCAAAAAGCATATGCATCTGAACATGGTCCAACTTATGGGCCATATCCTGGCCCAAGGAAAAGTGGCCACGGCTCATCGTTTGCAAGTCATGACGCTGTTGGCGAGTCTGATACAAACAGACTTGCCCTTGGTAAAATCTCAGAAACACACAACTCTCTTATTAATCGCAGAGCTCAGAGATTGCATGGTGATCCTGTCGAGGCTAATGACGAAGATTCTAGCGGTACAGGTATTCCTACCGCAACCAAACCCTATATAAAAAGTCTCTCTGTTGAAGCAGAACAAGAGACACGGGGTTTGGGTAAGAACCTAATTCAAAAGGAAATTGTTGAGGATGCTAATCCATACATTTCTGCTACTTATCCATACAACCATGTATTTGAATCTGAGTCTGGTCATATCACGGAAGTGGATGACAGTCCCGGTGCTGAACGGATGTTTCGTCAACATATGGCAGGAACATTTGAAGAGATACATCCTGATGGTTCTGTTGTCACCAAGATCATTGGAGATAAGTATGAGATTGTTATTGGTAGTGAGAACATTGTCATCAAGGGATCGCAGAACATCACTGTTGAGGGTTCAGTAAGAGAACTTATCAAGGGGGATTATATACAAGAGATTGAAGGAAACTTCTATCAGAAGATTCACAAGAACCATCGTGTTAAGGTTGGTGTCGGTCAAGATGCGGCTGGGAAGCCCCTTGGTGGTAATCGTGAGGAAGAGATTGTTGGCAACTATGGTTATAATATCAACAAGGATGTTCATGGCAGAGTTGGTGGCGATGCAGTCATTATTCACGAAAAATCTAAATCACAAATCGTTGGTGGAATGTATCAACTTTCGGTTTCTGGTAAGGAGATGGATTCTAATCTAACCGCTGCTGGTATTTTTATAACAACTGGTTCTAATTATATGTTGGGTGTAACAAAGGATTTGTCTATATCAACTATATCAGGCATCGTGTCTATGAAGTCGGGTAGCACACTCAATATAAAGTCTGATTCTGCAATGACTATTAATCCAGAGACAAGTCTCTCACAAATAGTTGGTACTTCATGGTCAAGTACCACAGGAACAACATGGGCTCACACATCAACAGGCAATCTAGAGATTAACGGCGCAAGGATTGACTTGAACTAATGGCACACGAATTTCAAATAATGAATCAGGTTGGAACGATTACAACGTATACAAGTTATGATGCAATTCCAGTCGATTCAACATTAAAAAATGTCATAAAATTTTTACCAGATTTGGGAACGCTAATTACAACAAACGAGATACTTTTAGAAAGTTCAACTGCATCAGCAGGGGATCGTATAATCCCCGAAAATTGGTCAACAGAGTCAGAAAATCATTTAATGTTAGAAACAGCATCGGCCATGGGTGACAACAATCACTATCACGAACCGTCGAATGTTCACCATACTGTTAATGATGGTCACACGGAGGATGAACATAGGGAAATTGCACTTTGGAATTATAGATTGCAATTGCTTATGACAAAGAGAGATCAATGCCAGCAGCACTAGAATAGTGATGCAGATATTCCCCATTGCTCAACACCATCAAGAGCAGTGGGATCACCAACCGTGTTCGTAAATAATATTGCATGGAGCAGACAGGGTGATAACAATACATCACATCTATTACCCGGTGTTCCTTGTCCATCACATGCCGCACCAATTGCTACAGGATCAACAACTGTCTTTGTAAATAATATGGGTGCTGGTAGAATTGGTGATGCGATTAGTGGATGCACTTCTGTAGCTGCTGGCAGTTCTGATGTATTTGCGGGGGGTTAATAATGGTTGATTTCGCAAACGCTAATTTATGCGGTGCAAGTCCAGAACTGAATAGTGTTCTGTCAAAGTTGGATGATGCAAAGGCTGAGATACTGGCATCAATTGACGAAGCGGCATCAACGGCAGCTGCGGCGTTTGGAGCAACGAAGAATGAACTTGATGGGTTGGTGGATAAACTACAAACTATTGAGATACCAACTCTACCCAAACTAAACTTGCAAGCAGAAATTACAAGCCTCCTTTCTCAGACTCCCGGCAGCCCATCATTCTTTTCTGCTCTTGCAAAAATCAAAACAGAATTTGGAGACGATATAAAATCAGCAGGTTTAGAATTAGAAAGTCTTATTACAAAAGCAACTGAAGCTCTGTCGGGTGGTGGTAATCTTTGTGCAGTTATCCCAAATCTTGAAAAGGAATCGGGCAGTAAAGTTCCTGCGACTATGGAACCTGTTGCAGTAACACAGGCCGCAGTAAATGCGGAATCTGAAACCCCATCCGTGTCAAATCAAAATCCAGAAATTGAAGCAAGTGTTCTTGCGATTGGAGAGAAGTTAAAATCTTATGATGTTTCTGCTATTCCGCCAACATTAGATACTGGAGCAATTAAAGTTGCATCTGAAAATGATGCACAAACATTATCTAATGTTAATGGCGAATTAATAAAAGCTATATTGCCGGGTTCAAGTAAAAACTTTTCTGGGGATGCAGGATTTTCCCACAGAAGTCATGCTGGTGTTCTAGACAATTATAATCCCGATATTAAACCTGTGCCAGATTTTGTCCCAGCGACAGGTTTATTAACATATAGAAACTCTGCCGCAACACGCAAACTAAGACTTGTACCTGCACTCGAATCTATTTTAATATCCGCCGCTGCAGCAACTGGTATTAATGTTGTTGTATTTTCAGGTGGACAAAATGCAAGTACAGGTACAGTTGGTTCCAAAAGACATGATGATGGATTTGCTGCTGACATATGGTTATATAAAGATGGTCGCCGTTTGTCGATGGTAAAGGATGTTGCCCTTGCATCTAGTTTTGCAAAGGCAGCTAAGAATGCAGGAGCATTATCAATTGGTGCCGGGTCTGGTTATATGAATGATGTGGGTATGCATGTTGATATTTCACAATCTGGTCCTCTGGGGGGTAGTGGGGCAACATATTGGGGAGCGGGTGGTAAATCTGCAAATGCCGCACCTTGGTTGAGCAGTATAATGGTAGGTTAGGGTAATAACACCGCCGGATAGTCATTATAAATACAAACACATATAGAGGAGTTATATTATGGGAAAGAAAACATCAAGGGCGACACAAACATCAAAGGGTGAACGTAATAATGTTTGTAAGTCCACTACTAAGGCAGTTCGTAGAAATTATATGAATAACGATTTTGCGAGAATGAGAAATCAGCTTGATGCATTTAACAACGGTAAGAATGTTATAGTGACTATTCCTAACCCAAATACAAATGAAACCAACAAACGATTCATTCGTGTAAGTGCAAAGAACGTTTGGAAGTCTAATAATAAGTTTATGATGAAACAAAACACATCAGAGAGTGTATAAATAATACTAAAGAGGAATACACATGGGTGCTAAAGATGCATATACTGACGCTACATATCAAGGTGAAAGCCGTGCAGCTCAATTGTATTCTGATATTGATTTATTCTTTGGACCAAAGACGGGAACGGGTGATGTTAATAAGGTAATTAATTTTACGGCAGTCAAGCGATCTGTAAGAAATCTTATCCTAACCAACTTCTATGAGAAACCCTTTCACCCAGAGATTGGTTCTGGTGTAAGAGATATTCTATTTGAACCTATGACGCCAATCACTGCATATGTTCTAACTATGAAGATCGAAGAGGTGATTGAGAACTTTGAACCAAGGGCTAGACTCGTTGGAGTTCGAGCTCAACCTAATCTTGACAACAATGCATATAATGTTACTATTGAGTTTTATGTTGTTAACGCCCCAACAGAACTTGTGAATATGGAAGTTCTATTAGAGAGATTACGATAATGGCAGCGACTAGAAAAAGACTCAGTGTAACAGAATTTGGCTTTGATGAGGTTAAAG